TAATCCAATGCCTAGAAAGAGGGTAATTAGGCAAAGAAAATTGTAAATTCAACTCAGTATGATAAAAATTTTTAATTAGTGTAATACAGTTTATTTCGTCATAAGAATGACGTATTCCTATGTATTTATGTACCAAGATGCAAACTCCGGAAAAGTATCTATAAAATTTTCATTTCTAGATTTATCTAATTGATTATTAAAATCAATAAAATCAGGTAATAGATAAGAATCATCCTTACCATTCATAAAAGATAATACTTGTAATATATTATCTAACTCGTGACTTTCTAATAAGTCTTTATACTGCTGTAAAAAAGACTTATACATATCATTTATCTTTCTTTTGGTATCTGTAGGTAAGCAAGTAACTGAAGAGTGATCAGGGCGTATTAAAGTTGTAATATAAAATTTTAGATTATGTTTTTTACACCATAATATAAATTCAGGTAAGTTAGTCACACTCCATATACTAAAAACTATACTAATAGTTTCTATATGTTTATGAAATCTAATAGCATTATTCTCAAATACATCCCATTGTAATCCTTTACGAGAGTATTCTCCTTTTTTGCCAAATCCTTCACAACTAGGCCATAATTTTACTTTTTTAAAGTTTGACCACAACTCTTCTAAGTCATGCTTTTTATATTTATGATAACTTAAGTTAGAATTATAACTTAGTGTTATTTTATTGGCATAATTATTATCAATTAAATAATTTAAAAGCTTATAGTGCCCATCTTGTATAAAAGGTTCTCCTCCTGCAAAATATACATCTAGTAAAAAAGGAGCAAAATCATCTAAGCTATCCCAAAATATTACATTATCAGTAAATTTATCTATAGCTTTGTTAGTATGCCAATTAGGAGATTCTTTATACCAACTGGTAGAAGCATCAGGACCACACATTCTACATCTAAAATTACATAAATTACCAAATCTAATGTCTAAAAATATTGGTTTAGTTTGTAGATAACCGTCACTAGTAGTTAGATTTTGTAATTTTGCCCAATTACGATAGTATTGATTTTTACTAATTCTACTACTAGTATCTCCTAAAACTTCTTTAGAGTAACAAGCAGTATAACATTCTTTAGGAATTTCTCCTTTAAGAAAAGATGTTCTAATATTTCTTAGAGGTTCTCCATTCCAAATTTCTTCTAAAGGTTGTTTGTACGTACCTAAAATAGAAGCAGCAGGCTCCCCTTCAGCAAAACAACATACTTTAAAATCACCGCTTATCTCCCCAAATAGATGTATCCAAGGAAGTATGCAACCTTTAATTTTATTGTTTGGGTATTGTTCGTCCTGTTGCAGGGAAACCTCCAAAATGTATTGAGTTATTTCTGATAGTACATGCTAATATATTTTTACCACATATATCACCTTCAGGACCCGAAGCAGTTGTATTATCTGCTGCAATAGGATTAGTATTAGCTGTAAGAGTAGTGCCAGGTATAGTACCCCCTGCTGGCCCAGGATACTGACACTCTTCACCTTTGTACTGCCATTGACATGTATTTTTATAGTATTTACGTCTTGGAGTTACTTGTTTAAAATATTGCAACCACGTAACTAAATTAAAATCGGCAGTTGTTGTATCTAGAGATTCTAGTTGATCAACTTTAAAGTTATCTTCTATATAGGATTCAGTATCTGCATCTGCATTTATAATAAAAATATCATCTCCTACAGTAGTATTAGATTCTAACTCGTTAGTTAAGAATAAAAATCTATTTTCTTGTATGCTTTGTATTGTCGCACTGGTAGAGCCTCTAGAAGAGCGTACACTGTCACCAACTCTATAAGGCATAGCATTATAAACTTCAATTACATTTGCTGTAAAATATTTAATAGAACTGTGTTCAGGCCAGACATCTAAAAAGTTTGAAAAAGTAGTTTTAATATTTACCACACCCCCTACTAAATCTCTAGAATCATTTTTTAATGATCGCCAAGTTCCTTTAACAGACTCTGTTTGCTCTTTTGTAAAAGAAGCATTGGATTTTCCATATAGGCTAACAACATCTGCACTATAAGCAAGTCCATTTCCTCTTGCTCTTGTTAAAGTGTCAAAAGCTATTTCACCAACATTGCCCACTTGGGCTGGTGTAAAATTAATAGTTCTGGGATCAATACCATGACAAGGCACACCATTAACATTAGCAACACAAGCATTAGACGTATTATTACCTACAATGTAAGGATCTTCTACTAAAGTAGATATGATATTGTCAACATTAAATACAGTTAGTGTAAGTTCATTAATTTGTCCATCAGTAGCCTGGCTAATACTAGTTAAATTTACAGGAAAAGGTATATAAGATTCTCCATTATAAGTTACGTTATATTGTAAGTCAGATACTAAATCTCCTGCAACATCAGCAAATTTTAAAGGAAAATTAGTAGGCCATGATAGTCCTTCTCCATCTCCAGTAGGATTTCCTTCTGGAGTTGTAGGAAACCACTCACCTGGATAGTATATTTCATATAGCCTTACTATTGGATTTTGAGTAAAAGCATTTTTTTCTGCTATAAAAGGACTAGGAGCTTGAGAAGCTATAGTAGTAGTAGCTGTGGTTGTTTCACTTGCTCTTACATTAGATTGAAAAGGTACTGTAAGAGTATTTAATACACCATTTGCAGTACCACTTATAACTACACTATTAGAAGTAATAGTCTCACTATCATGAAACTCTTGTTTTACATTATTTAGTTTAACTTTTAGTTGTTTAGCTGTAATATTAACATTAGCAATAAACCCCACCGTAGCACTTGTAACACCTACAATAGCATTACCTGAGACAAAATCTGTAGCATCTGCTACAGTTAGTATTATGTCGTAATTTCTAGCAGTCATTAGTCAAATGTCTCTTTCAATTTAAAACCCACAGTATAAAAGTTTTCAGTTAAAGAAGAACCTGAAGACAAGATTTGAGTTGTACTTAAAGCCCCATCAAATCTTGTAGTTATTGTACCACTTTCATTTAAATGTGACAAGTCAAAACTGAAAGACTCAAAATCTCCGCTTCTAGCATTATAAAAATTTTCAATTGCAGTTTTTTCTACTCCTGTTATATTGGTATATTGTAAATCATATTTTCGTGTAGGTCTTCTAGATTTTAATCTTCTTTTTTCATATCCAGCATGGGAAGTAAACGTTTCTACTGCAAAAGTTTTATCAGTAGTAAATCCTTTATCAGGTTTTCTATCTGCCATAGAATTAAATCTATCACTAACACTAACAGAAGAATCAAATACTCTAACAGATAAAGTATCTATAGGATCTATAGCCCCTAAAGGTGCTCCTCCAATTACTGTAGCGGTAGTAGTAAGTGCATTTATGGTAGATGTTCTATATCTACCACCGTCAGACATGCGTATATACTCAATTTTACCTTTATAACGTTCTTGACTTGCTGCGGACCCACCAGATACATCATCATTTGCACCAATAGTTAGTGCTCCAGAAGTAAAGGGAGATACACTAGGATTATAGTTTACATGTTTGACTAACTGGTTTTGTACATATAAACGTAAATTAGCAGTAGTCTTATCATAAGATACAGCAATACTATATGTAGTACCACCATTACAATTACCTCCATATATTTCTGTTAAAGAACCTCCTTGATTTACTACAAATCCTATATTAGCATTTGATCCTACAGTTCTTAGTGCATAATAGTTAGATGCATCTTGAAAACGGGCTAATAAAGTCTGATTAGCGCTCATACTAGCACCTGTATCAGGGGTTATAATAGTATCAAAAGTAAATGATTTTTCTTCTCCCACACTAAAAGCATTGCTAGAGGGTACATTAATAAATTTAGTGGCATCTAGAACAACATTAGAACTACTAAAACTAGCAGAGCCACTATTAATTGTAACAGTATGAGCTTTAGGACTAGAATCAGTTAAATTACCAGCAAAATTAGTTAATAAGTTAACTGCTGCATTATCACCTATGTCAATACCCTGAAAACCTAAAGTAACAGAAGGATAGGTATAAGCGCTAGGCTGTTGAAAAACACCAGAAGCATATACTATAAAATCACTAGTACTAGTAACATTAACAATAGCGGGAAAAGAAAAAGCTTCTGTAACACCATTAATAATATAGGTATTACCATTAACTATTGTAGGGGCTGTGTTACTAAAATCTACTGCATCTACATCTGGAAAAGTTCTAGTTAAACGATACCTTTCAGGAAGGGATATTGTTTTTACAACTAGTTCAGTAGCATTAGGAGCCACAGCAAAAGTTATTGTTTGACCTGCATTAGATAAAGAGTAAGTAGAAGTAGATTGTAAAATACCATCATCAAAAGCTGTAACTTCTCCTTTACTAGTAACAGTACTAGGTAAGTTAAAAGCTACTCTGGTTACTCCAGTATTATTAAAACTAGCAGTGGCTACAACAGAAAAAGCTGTTATAGGTGCTATTGCATCATCAGGGTATGTAGCTATAGTCATATGTTATTTCCTCATCCACTTCTCATGGCTTTTCTAATAGGACCATTTGAGTTTAGATCTCTCATCACAACATCAATTACAATCTTATCAGTATCAATTTTAGGTGGTCCTTGTTGTGCTGCTTCTTTAGGTGCGCCATTGTTAACAATATTAAATTGTACGTTACCCATACCACCAGCACCAGTAGAATTCATTTGACCTAATCTACTTTGTCCAATAGACTTAGCAGCTGATTTACGAATTACAAACTCACCTGGTTCTAACATAGCAGGTACACGGTCACGGAGTGAGTTAACTTGTCCACCTTCGGCCATGTGTACTACACCACCAGCAGCTTTAAAGAAAGACATATTAGCAAAGCTACCCATTAAAGAGTCAGTTACAGAATCGGTTATAGGATCAATAACACTGGCTTTAAGTATTTTTTGTTGAATATCAAATAACATCTGAGTAAATAGCTCACCAATACCTTCTATGAGTGGTTTGCCTTCTTGTAAATTGGTTAAGAACTTCATCATAGCATTACCTAAAGTATCAGATATACCGTGAGCCAGATCTTTTCCTAGTTGAACCATGCGTTTTTTCTGGCTTAGATCATATTCATCAGCTTCTTTTTTCAATCTAAATGCTTCTTTAACTACTGCTGCTTCAACACCTAATGCAGCCATTTTAT